AAGAGAACTCCGCCACTGCAACATGGGGTAGTGGTGCATATTTTGTGTTTGGGGTAGGGTGTAACAATGGCAACTGATGACATAACACTTGCCACACATCACAAAAGCTCACAAATACAAGCACTTGAGCGAGCTTTGGTGTCACATGCCTACGCATTTGCTCACACCAGCGCACAAACACATGTGTCTGCATGCATCTGACGCACACATATGGGGGTATGGGCGTGTGCCACTGGGGGGTGTATGCGTTATGTGCTTGAATAAATACACAGATTAGGTTTTTTATCTGTTAACCACTTTATGTATTGCCTTATATATAGACACTTGCACAAATGTTATGCATATGTAAATTAATGCTTGACAGCTATCTCATTATGGAGTATAATTATATATAACAGAACGCCCCACAGTATAACTGTAACAGTTAAGTGTTATTTAGTTATACTATAAATACACTTAAATGTACATTTAAATGAGAAGTCGCATAACACATTAAGTGTTATTTCCGTGCTAGAGAAAAAAGGTGTTGACAATGGCAAGGAAATCCGTAAAACTATACACAGATAATGTCATCGAAGCTTTCTACGATGGTTTAGCTAAAGGCAATTTAGATAAATTACATATTCCCCATAGTGATGTCTTTTACGTGCGAGCAGCAGTTGAAGCCCGTTACGGTAGAAAGTTTTCTTTATTGGAAGTAGAGAATGCTATGAAGGCAGAAGGATGGAGTGAAAAAGAATAATCATGGATATGTTTTTTGCATTAGTATTAGCATGCACCCCAATCAAGGAGTTGGGCTGTTTGGTAATTACAGATACTCGTGGACCTTATACAACGAGACAAGAATGTACGGCACGTACACAAGAAATGATAAAAGATTCTCTTGTGGTGTTCCGTCAACAAAGACCTCACATACAAACAAACTTTTATAACTTTAGATATAGATGTGATATTAGAAAAGCGAAAGTTTCTTTATAATGGCTCATGAAGATAGGAAAAAAGCTTTATTAAAAAAACATGGTTTGTCAGGTGTTAATAAACCAAAGCGTACTCCTAACCACAAAACAAAGTCGCATGTCGTATTGGCTCAAAAGGGGCATGAGATAAAGTTGATTCGTTTTGGACAACAAGGCGTAAAAGGTGCGGGCAAGAATCCTAAGACAGCAAAAGATAAAGCACGTAAGCGTAGCTACTATGCTAGGCATAGCGCACAAGACCCTAATCCTGATAAGTTTTCAGCAAGGTATTGGGCGCATAAAACCAAATGGTAGGAGATACGAATGAGTAAAACAAAGATAATACCTGTAAATAAGTTGCTGAAGTTTCTTGGCAAAGCAGGTGATTTGACAGATGCACAGATAGCTGCAAAACGAAAGAAGCCTACACAAGAAGGTATTAAGTTTGGCAAGAACAAAGATATTGATTTGGGAATGCCTAATAAATTTGAAGAGCAAATATCTCGTGAGTTAGAAACAGCCGTTAAATTAAAAGGTAGTAAAGTTGAAAACATGACGGTAGGCAAAAAGTCTATGGCGAATTTTTTAACTGACCAAGTAAAGTATAGTAATTATAATCCAAAACTTATGAATAAATTGGAAAAAGAGTTTCCAGATATTTATAATAAAATTATAAAGAAACAAGAAAAAGAATATGCATCAAGTCGCAGACGTGCAGGACAAACTAAATCAGCTACAGCTAAGAAACTTGAACCGGGAACTTACATGAATAGGGAAACTGGTGAAATATTTGAAAATGTTAAAAGCATGGATGATTTACCAAAGGGTGCAAAGAAGACAGACTATGTTAGAAATCCAACACCTAGACAACTAGAACAGTTTGCAAGAAGTGCAAGAATAAAAGCAATGCTCAAAAGACAAGGTGATACACCTGCAAAAGATAGAGCGTTGGATAAAAAGAAGCTAGGACGTGCGTTGGGTGAAATGATGTCTGATGAAAACATATTAAGAGATAGACGTTCTAAGATTGGCATGACAGATTTTAGAAAAGGTGGTATGGTAATTTCAACTGTCGATAGACTTAAAAGGAGAAAGTAATGGGGAAAAAAGATGATGTTATGGTTGTTTCTATCGGTGTTGGAAGTATTCCAAAAAAGAAACTAGAAAAAATGAAAAAAGCTGAAATGGCTATGGGCGGTACAGCCAATGGTAAAAAGCATATGTATTCAGCAGGTGGTAATGTTACGGATAACCTACCAAACAAAGGATTAAAACAATTAGCTAAATCTGAAAAAGGTAAAGAAGCTGTGCGAAAGATGGGTTTTAATGTTTAATGAAACGTATCCCACGAAAGAAAGGACAACCTGCAAAGTCCAAGAAACACAGCGACCTTTATACAGATGAGAATCCTAAAGGTACAATAAAAGGTTTAAAGTTTGCTACAGTTAAAGATGCTGAAGAATCTGTTCGTAAGATTAAATCCTCTGGGCGTAGTCATGCACATAAGACGCAAGCTGCAATCGCTATGGAACAAAGGGCGAGGGTTGCTGGCAAAAAAGCAGCCGCAGCCGTCTACAGAAAATTTATTGAACAACAAAAACGAAAAACTCGTGCATCCAATAGAAGCTGACATTCGTAAATGGTCGCATGAATTTTTAGAAGTACCGAATGAAAATGGTTTACCACCATGTCCTTATGCTAAACAAGCATGGTTAGATAATAAGGTTACATTTAGTATTAATACAGGCTTAGAAGGTCTGGTCAAAGAGATAGTTGACTTTGACTGTCATAACTACGATATAGTTATATGGGCAAGTCATCTGTTGCCTGACGTAGAATACCTTGATGGATTCTGTGATGGTATAAATGAAGCTCTGTCTTTAGCAGGGCATGATATGCACCTAATGGTGTTTCATCCAGATTATGATGCAAAAGAAGCAGGTCTGGATTTTCTTGTCGATGACGGTGTAACAGATAAGAATTTATCTTATTGCATGGTCTTTGTACAAAAACTTTCATTGTTGGATGACGCAGCAATGAGTCTAGCGAAGTCAGGATATTATAAACATTTTCCTGACGACATATATCAAACCCTAGTAATAGACAGAAGGAGACTACGAAATGGCAATGCACGGAAAAGCAAAAATGGCTAAGAAGAAAAAAATGATGCGTGGCGGCATGGCAAAGAAAAAAATGATGGGCGGTGGTATGGCCAAGATGTCCAAAAAGAAAATGCGTGGCGGTGGCATGATGATGGCAAAGAAGAAGATGATGCGTGGCGGAATGGCAAAGAAAAAGAAGTAATGCCATATGTCAAAGATTCACAACTTCATGGGCAAGGTGTATTCGCTGATAGAAAATATTCTATTGGAGATACGATTGAACTGTGTCCTTATTTGGTTACAGATGACGATGATGTGGGAGAAGATTGTGTCCTACATGATTATATGTTTCAGTCTCCCAATGATGATTGTGAAGAGTATCTCATCGCACTTGGTCTGGGCATGGTGTACAATCATAGCTCAGACCCAAATGCTGAGTGGGAAATTAATGAAGAAGATAACCGCTTTATTCGTTTTGTTGCGGTTAAAGAAATAAAAGAAAACGAAGAAATCTGTCACGATTATGGTGATGAGTATTGGGAAAGTAGATAATGCCTAGAGTAGCAGAGGGTTCAAAGTTTAGAACAGACATAACTGCGTTGTCTTCAACAAACGATACAGATTGTTATGTCGTTCCAAAAAACTTTGCAGCACATATCGAAAATGTTTTTATAGCAAATAATGACGGTAGCAATAGAACCTTTACAGTTAAGTATTATAATAAAAAGGCAAATACAACAACTACATTGTTTGATGCTCATGCTTCAAATACAAAAACAATAACACATCTAGTGACAATGGATAAACCACTCTATATTCATTCAGAAGACAAAATTATTGTCGCAGCGTCAGCAGCAGATACACTTCTTGTTGGTGTTGCAGCTGAAGAATTTTATGACCCAAATAGATAGGATAAGGAGATGCCACTAACACCTAAAGGAAAGAAAATACAATCTGCCATGAAGAAACAATATGGGGAGAAGAAAGGTGAACAAGTCTTCTACGGAGCCGCCAACAAAGGAACAATTAAAGGCGTGGAGAAAAAACAAGAACTCAAGAAAGGTGGGTCAGTTCGAAAAAGCAGTAAATCGAAAAGTACTAAAAAGAAAAGCAAAAGTAGAGTTAATGAAGCTGGTAACTACACTAAACCCGGATTAAGAAAACGTATATTTAATAGAATTAAAGCTGGCTCAAAAGGTGGAAAGCCCGGTCAATGGTCGGCAAGAAAAGCACAAATGTTAGCCGTTGCTTATAAAAAAGCAGGCGGTGGATATAAGTAACTCACAAAACTAATACCCCCTAATCCCAACATCGTGAGGAAATTTTATGTTAGCAGAATTAGCAGCGGCAAATGCCGCCTTTGCTGTTATCAAGCAGTGTGTCCAAAATGGACGTGAGCTTGCATCAGCAGGAAAGCAGATATCAGATTTTGTATGTGCCAAGGAAGAATTAACAAGACGAAAAAATAAAAAAACAAACAGAGGACACAAAGCATCTGACTTAGAAGAATTTATGGCTCTTGAAAAAATAAAACAAAATGAACAGCAGTTAAAAGAGATAATGATTTGGACAGGTAGACCCGGACTTTGGAATGATTGGCAAAAGTTTTTGGCAGAAGCAAGAAAGTCAAGACGAGTACAAGAAGAATTAGCAAAAAAGAGAAGAGAAGAGTTAGCCCAACTTTTTGGTATATGTTTAGGCATAGCTATTTTTGTAGTAGGAATGATAGGTATTGTTTATTGGGCATTGTGGTTGAAAGGTACATTATAAATGGCATTAAAAAAATCACAGAAAAGTTTAGTCTCTTGGGGCAAACAAAAGTGGCGAACTAAATCAGGTAAACCATCTTCAGAGACTGGAGAACGCTATTTGCCTGAAAAAGCAATAAAATCCTTGACAAGTGCTGAATATAGTGCTACAACTAAAGCCAAGCGAGAAGGTACTCGTAAAGGCAAACAGTTTGTCAAACAACCAAAATCTATTGCAAAGAAGACTGCAAAGTTTAGAAGAGGAGTAGGATAGTGTCTATTGTAAATGCATTGATAGGACCTGTCGGAAACATACTTGATAAGTTTATAGAAGACAAAGACCAAAAGGCTAAGTTGGCTCACGAGATAGCCACCATGTCTGAAAAACATGCGCAGGAAGCTATGCTTGCTCAGTTAGAAATAAATAAAGCTGAAGCAGCATCAGGCTCAATATTTAAAGGCGGATGGCGACCAGCCGTAGGATGGGTCTGTGCGATTGCTTTTGCATATCACTTTATTTTAAAAGACTTAATTATATTTGGTGCATCTTTTGCAGGTGCAGATTTACCAGAGCTTCCAGAATTTGACATGGGTACACTTTTAACTGTTTTGGGCGGCATGCTCGGAATTGGTGGACTCCGCACATATGAGAAGCAAAAAGGATTGACAAAATAACACAAGATTTATTTCGCCATTTAAGAACACACATAGCAAAAAAGAAAAAGAAAAGGAGATACAAGATGGCATTCCAACTTTCACAAAAGAGTTTATCAAGATTAAATGGTGTTAAAAATGAAATGCATTCAGTAGTTTGCGAGGCCATCAAACTGTCTAAAATTGATTTTGGTGTGACCTGTGGTTTAAGAACGGAAGCAGAACAACGTGAGCTTGTAGATAAGGGCGCAAGTCAAACAATGAAAAGTCTTCACTTGACAGGTGATGCTGTCGATGTTGTCGCTTATTTAGGTTCAAGAATTTCTTGGGAACTCAATTTGTACGATGACATTGCTGATGCTTTTAAAGAAGCTGCTTTAAATAATAATGTAAAATTAAGATGGGGCGCAGCTTGGCATCAAAACCTAACTGATTGGGAAGGTTCATCTGAAGATTTGATGAATGCTTACGTAGACCTCAGACGCTCACAGGGCCGTCGGGCATTTATTGATGCGCCGCATTTTGAATTGGTAAGTTAAGTGATTACTCCTGAAAAGTTAGATGCATGGCGGATTATTCCACGTGCATTAATTTTAGCGTACATGATAGTGTTCTATCAAACTTGTAATTGGTTTATGAGTTTACCAGACCCTAATAATGCACAAGCAGGTTTTGTATCTGTGGTTGTTGGTGCAGGTGCAGCTTGGTTTGGTTTATATGTAAATGGAAACAGAGCTTCTGTGCAAGTTCAATCAAAAACGGAAACAAAAGAAAATGTCTAGGCAACTTAATGAAAGACAAGAAAAGTTTCTAAGTGTTCTTTTTGAAGAAGCAAATGGTGATGTAGTGACTGCGAAGAAACTTGCAGGTTATTCTGATAACACACAAACATCAGCTATTGTTAAAGGTTTAAAAGAAGAGATACTAGAAGCTACACAACTTTATATGGCACGTAATGCACCAAAAGCTGCAATGGCTATGGTGGGTGGTTTGTATGACCCAACAGAACTTGGCATTCGTGATAAGATGTCTGCAGCAAAAGAATTACTTGATAGAAGTGGTTTAATCAAAACAGAAAAAGTTCAAGTAGAAGCGACAGGTGGTGTAATGCTAATGCCACCAAAAGAAGTTAATGATGGCACGTAGTATAGGAAAGTGGAAACTACCACAACCAACAGATATTAAAGAAAATAATGAGTGGACACAAATTCCACGCATAGCACGAACAATACCCTTTGGGTATAAACAAAATGAGTCCGACCCTGATATACTCGACCCAATAAAAAAAGAACTAGATTTATTAGATGAAGCAAGAACACACGTTATTCAGTATTCATATAGAGAAGTAGCTAATTGGTTATCTTCTAATACTGGTAGATATATTTCTCATGTAGGGTTAAGAAAACGGTTGGAAAATGAACGACAGCGTAAGAACAAAGCTAAAGGCATCCGCCAGTGGGCAGACTATGCGGAAAAGGCAATCGCCAAAGCGCAAGAAATTGAAACCCAAAGAACAGGTGCAAAAGAAGCCGAAGCTTGATACATCAAGTAGTGCAGTTAATATAACTGAATCAAACCTAGATGATGTAACACCAATTGAAGAAACAGCCAATGTGTTGTTCAAGCCAAATGTAGGACCTCAAACTGATTTTTTGGCAGCAAGTGAACGAGAAGTTCTTTATGGTGGCAGTGCAGGTGGCGGCAAGAGTTATGCCATGCTTGCTGACCCTTTAAGATATATGGGGCATCCACAGTTTAGTGGATTGCTTTTGCGACATACGACCGAAGAGTTAAGAGAACTTATATTTAAATCGCAAGAGTTATACCCTAAAATATGGC